CCATGTCGCCGGGTAGCCGCTCACGACCAAATTCGCGTCCGTGTTCTGGTTGGCGCGGGAGCAGATGCGCATGGGGATGCGGGGGTTCTCGTCGCTGCGCACCAGCCAGCGGCCTTCCTGCAAAAGCTGTAAATTCTCGGTGGTGGGGCGTACCTCAAGGGTAAAACTGCCCTCGGAGTAATAGGGGCTGTCCCAGTAGAGGGACACCCACACATCCACCCAGCCCACGCGGGCAAGGGTGTCTGCGTCCAAAACGTCCAGTCTCATAGCGGTTCGGGCAGGATGCCCGCCTCCATCGGGTAAAAGCTGACGGATGCCTGCAGGTAGCCGGAGCCGTTCTCGGCCTGCATACTCAGCACGTTATCGCCGGGCTGCAGCTCGGTGAGGGTGCTGTCCTCGTCCAGCTTTGCAAAGATATTCTCGGTCACGCCTGCCCGGGTCAGGGTGCAGGCCAGCCGGTCGGAGGTGCTGCGGTAGATCTCCAGCGTCTCATCCGGCTGCAGGGTAAGGTCAAAGCCGATGAAGGCCCCGGTCTGAAGGTCCACCACCTTGGGATGTGTCACCGGCATGTCGCACCGCAAGGTGGCCGTGAAGGGCACCGGCAGGCTGCCCTCGTTGCGCAGCACTGCCGCCGTGCCGTCCCGCTTGATGCCGTAGATGTGGCTGTCGTAGCAGACCGGGAATCGGAAGGCGGGCTCGTACCCGCCCAGCACGCTGCTGACGGCGTTGAGGTCGTACCAGAAGGGCTTTTCGCTGTAGAGCATGAGCGAACAGCGCGGCTGCGGCGTGTAGCTGGAAAAGTATGGCGTTTTCTGCAGCACGAACCGGGCAAAGTACCGGTCACCGAAGTACAGGTTGCCCTTGGTGAAGTAGGGCAGCTTTTTGCTGAACGCCCGGGCGTTGTCCAGCGCATACGCGCCCCAGAACACCACATCGAGGGTGCGGGACACGCCGGAGACGCTCTGTCCCTCCACGGTGTCGCCCACCTGACCGACACCCTGCGCGGTTTTCAAGTCCACGTCGATGCCGTTGAGCGGGTCGAGAGCGTAAGGTGCATCGTAGTCCCAGCCCAGATGCAGGACGGCACCGGCATCTGTCACGATCTTGAGATGGTCCTTAAATAGCACAGTGTCCTCCTTTCATCGTTTGCGGGCCTTGGCCTTGTCGGCTTCCCAGCGGGCTTCCCGCTGTTGTGCGGCGGCGGTGTCGTGGCCGTTGTAGAAGTTCTGGGTGATATTGGTGTCGCCCTCCCGGTGGTAGTTGCGGGCGGCGGACACCACCTGCGCGGTGCCGGAAGCCGCCACGGTGCTGCCCAGACGCATGTTGTCGGAAAGCACCAGCGCCCCCGCCTGCCGGATCATATCGGCAAGGGCAGAGTTTGTCTTTTCCAGCGCCTTGGTGTTGGCGTTGATGGCGTCCTCAAGGCTGCCGGTGCCGGTGGTAATGTCCACACTGCCCATGCTGCCGGAGCCGGAGGAACCGCCGGACGAGCTGCCGCCGGATACGCCGCTGCTTTTTTTACTGCCGCCCAGACGGGAGCAGATGGCCGCAATGGCAATGCCCAGCGCAACGGCGGCTGCGGCCACCACAAGGCCCATCGGGATGCCAAAAACGGTAGCGCTCAGGGCGGCGGAGATCGCGGCCAGCAGGCCTTCAAAGGCTGCACCGACCGCGCCGATCAGGGAAGCGACGCCCGCAAAAATGGCGGGGAAGCTGGACAGCAGACCTCCGCTCAGGCCCTGACTGATGGCGAGGGCCGCCGCGCTCAGCGGCCCCTGCAGGCCCTGAAAGACCGACACGAGGGTGGAGCCGAGGCCCTGCGCCTGCTGCCAGACCTCAGAGAAGTCGCCGGTCAGACCGTTCACGATCTGCCCGCCCAGATCAATTGCACCCTGTACCAGCTGGTCGCGGGCCCCGCCCAGCGCCTTATTGAGCTTGCCCACGATGCCGAGGGCGAAGGACTGCACCTGCTTCTTCTGGTCGGCAGTCAGACCGCCGTAGATGGTGCTTGCCACCCACTTGCCGATGCTCAGCCAGTCCTGATTCTTGACGGCGGTGTACAGGTCATCGAAGGTGCCCAGCACGCCGGTGTTGGCGCTGTCCTGCAGCTCCTTCCACAGGCCGTCAAAGGTGTCTGCGCTGGACTTTTTGATCTGCTCTGCCACCTGCATGGTGCCGTCTGCGGCAAGGGTCTTGACCCGCTCCACCGTCACGAGGGCACCGTCCACCACGTCGTCGTAGGTCTCGGTGATGACCTGCTTCTGGGTCTCGGTGCCGTCGGTCAGGGTCTCGGTGACGGTCTGGGTGGTGGTCTTGACCCCGTCTGCCAGCGTCTCGAAGGTTGAGGTGACCGTCTTGGCGGTCTCCCGCACCGTCTCCATGGTCTGCTTGACGGTCTTGGTGCCGTCCGCAGCAACCTCTGTGATGGTTTTAACGTCCTTCAGCACGCCGTCCACCATCTGCCGTGAAGTCTCGGTGATGGTCTGCTTCTGCTGCTGTTTGCCGTTGGAAAGGGTCTCGTTGACCGTCTCCACCGTGCGGGTGATGCCGTCTTTCACGGTAGTGGTCGTGTCGGAGAGAGACTTCACCACCGTGGCGGCGGCTGCTTGGGCGCTGGCACTGGCCTTTTTGCCGGAGGTGCTGACGGCAGATGCGGCTTTGCCTGCGGACTGGGAGATGGTCTCGGCGGAGGCCTTGGCGGCAGCGGCTTCTTCCTGCGCCTGCTTCACACGCTCGGCATGGAGCTTTTGGCGGCGGGCACGGTCAGCATCGGTGACGGTGCTGGACTTAGCGGGCGTTTGGCTGGCCTTGTAGTCGTCGTAGCTGTCGAACCCGGTATAGCCGTCTTTGCCGAGGAAGCTGTTCAGTTTGTAGCTCAGCTTATCCAGCCAGCCGATCGCCGCACCGATGGCGCTTTGGGCGATATTGGCGACGAACTGAAATGCCCCACTCACGAAGCTGCGGAAGGTTTCGCTGGTCTTATAGGCCGTCACGAGGCCCACCGCCAGCGCAGCCACCGCAGAAACGACGATCCCGACCGTGTTTGCTTTCATCACGGCATTGAGTGCCGCTTGAGCAACAGCCAGCCCCTTTGCCCCGGCTTCGGCGGCTTTGTGGGCAGCGGTCATGGCCGTGGTCGCGGCTGTGTGGATCACCTCAACGGCAGTGGTGGCGGCGAGATATCCCTTGTAGGTCAGAAACGCCGTTCCGGCAGCGGCAACAACAGCCGTCGCAATGCCGATGGTCTCCTTGAGCTGGGCCATCTTCTCGTCGCTGTCGAGGAAGGAGACCACCACCTCGTTCAGCTTGACAACCAAATCACCCAGAGCCGCAAACAGGCCGCTGGTCAGCTCACCGGTCAGGGCGCTGACATTATCCTTCAGAGTGGACATGCGCCCGCTGAAGGTCTGGCTGGCTTCCAGCATACCGTTATAGAACTGCCCGCCCTGACTGGTGGCGGCTTCCATAGCTGCTTCCAGCTCGCTGAAGCTGACCTTGCCATCCGAAATGCGCTTGTACAGGTCGGACATGCTCTCGCCGGTGGCGTCACAGATCTGGTTCAGCGGGTTAAAGCCCGCATCGATCATCATGTTGACGTTTTCCAGCGTGACCTTCTGTGCCGAGGACATCTTGCCGTAGGCGCGGGTCAGGGTCTGCAGCTTTTCGGCGTTGCCCAGCGAGATATCGCCCAGCCGCTGCAGCACGCCGGTGGTGTCGTCTGCCGCAATGCCGAACTGCAAAAGGGTCTGGGTGCCGCCGGTCAGGTCATCCAGCGAGAAAGGCGTGGACGCCGCCATTTTGCGGATCTCGGAAAGCTTTGTGGCGGCGGCTTCCTCGCTGCCCAGCATGACCTTGAAGTTGGTCAGGTAGCTTTCCATGGTGGCGTTGTAATCCACGCCACTCTTGACCACCTCGGCCAGCTTGGACGAAGCCTGTTTTGCAAAGTCCGCGATCATCTGCCCGGCGGCTACCGTCCACTTGCTGGTGCTTTTTTCCGCCGGGTCGCTGTTCAGCCTTACTTCGCCGGTGATGCTGAAATCTGCCACTGTGTCCACCTCTCATTCGGAGCGCGGGCACAAGGGCACAGGCTGTTATAACTTGATCTCTACCTCCCGCTTACAGGCGGGATTTTTGCATTTGACCCACACGCCGGCAGCTGTGGCGTGCGGCTCTGCCCACACCGGCAGCGCCCGGCCGCAGTAGGGGCAGGGCACCGGGGCGCGGCTAATGCCGGAACCGTGCGAGGAACGCGGCATCGTGCTCTTCGACCGAAACGACACGGGCGGCACCCCCTCTCAGCTCAGCAGGCAGGGCAAAGCGCTCCTGCAGGTCGGCATAGTGGGCACGCATACTGCCCTCGTACTCGGACAGGTCCATGGTGCGCCAGCTCATGATCTTGGCCATGAGGGTCTCCTCCGGCAGGGCCGCGAACAGCGCACGGAACCGGAACCAGTGCACCTTTTCGCGGGTCAGGTCGATGCCGTAGGCCTGCTGGAACGCCGCCACGATGTAACCGGCATCACACTGGTAGTCGAAGGCAGGCGGGCTTGCGGGGGTGCTGTCGGGCTGATCGGATGCACCTGCTGCGGCCTGCTCTCCGGCACGGTAAAAATCCACCATGCAGCCGTAAGCATCGGGGAGCTGTTCCGGCGGCACAGGCTTATGATAGAACCGCTCCATGATCGCAAGGGCTTCTTCCGGGTGTTCGCCGTCCAGCCTGCCGTGGGCGTAGGCGTTGGAGAGCCGCACCATGTGCCGGAAATCCGGGTCGATTTGCCTGCCTTGCCAGCTATCCGGCAGATGTGCCGTCAGCAGATCAGCCATTTTCCAGCGCTGCCAGTTCAGCCAGCAACTGCTTGCGCCGGGCAGCCTTGTCTACCCGTTCCACCATCTGAGCGGCAGGCGGTGCGGGATAGCTCACGGGCGGCTTGTGCCTGTTCTTTTTGGCCTGTGCCCGGCGCTGCTCCCGGTTCATGGGCTGGGCAGGCTTTGCGGCATAGCGCTGCTTCTCGGCGGCAAAGGCATTGCCCAGTTCCTCGATCACGTCATAGATGGGGGCCATGTAGTTTTCGTTAAGCCCCAGACGGTCGGACGCGCCTGCACCGAGGATCTCGTCGATGCAGTCCATGGCAATGCGTGCCTGTGCACGTGCATGGTCGCCCAGACGGACGCCGCCGTGCCGGAAATGCTCCGACTCCTCGGCGCTCCTGCGCTGCATCTGCTCGTTGGCGTCCTCAAAGCGGTCAAGGTCGTTGGCGTTCATCAGGGAAAACTCAAATTCCTGTCCACAAATAAGCATTGTATTGCTCCTTTCATTGAGCCGTGCCCCGGTGCTGCCCCGGGGAGAACTGCTTTCACGGCATAAAATATCCCCGTTCCGGTGTGGAGCGGGGACTGTGTTTGAAAAAAATCAGCCCTTGACGGCCTTTGCAGGCGCAGCGGACTGGGTGGCGGGGTTGTAATCGAGCTTGTCGGGGTGAGACCCCTCCATCTCGCTATGCGAGACCGCTCTGTCACTTAAAAGCCCCACTGGGGCTTTCATTGCGTCGTTTCACTCCGCAAACGTGAACTCGTCCGGCGTGCCGATGGCCTTCACGTCGCAGGCAAAGGTGGCCTTGGAACCGGCTGCACCGCCCACGTCGGTGTTGACGATGATGGCAGCGCTGCCTTTCTCGCCCTTGCCGGTGCGCAGGCTGAAATAGATGTACGGCACGATGACATCGCTGCCGGTGCCGTACACGATCTTGTGGCTCAGCACAAAATCCTGAAAATCATCGCCCACGCAGCGGTCGCCGTTGACGGCAAGGGTGCGCTGGGTGCCGGTCTTTTCGGTGACGTTGCCGGTACGGATGTACTGGGCATCCTCGGTGGTGGCGTTCAGGGAGCCGGAATGCTCCTTCACATGGTCGGCGCAGACGATCCACTGGCTTTCCTTGGTCTGGGTGCTCTCGATCTGGAACGCCAGCACAAAATCGTTCGCCGTCTCAATGCCGGTATACGACGCGCTGGGCGTGATGCCGGACTTGGTAATGGCTTCGGATACGGTCATATCAAAACTCCTTTCATTTTGGCATGTAGTAGGTCAGGCGCATTTGCAGCTGCATCTTACAGCTGCCCGCGCTGTTTGTGACGATGTAGCCGCTGTTCGTCACGGCAATGCCGGTAGGGGTCTTGCCCCCGCCGCAGGCCGAGAGGTCGGGCAGGTTGTGCCGGGCGTCCTGCCGCATGACCCACTCGGTGAGCTGCTCGAAAAAGCCGCTGTTCTGGATGCTGACGGCATCCACCTCGCTGTACTCCCGGCGGCTGAGGAAGAGGTAATTCTTCGCCATTTCCCAGCCGGAGATGTACTCTGTGATGATGGGATCACCGGGGCTGTCCTCGATGGAAAAGGCGGTGGATTCTTCTTCCAGCCCGGCAATGCGGAAGGCCGCACCGGTGGCTTCCTGCTCGTTGGCGATCAGCGGGCAGGTCTTGAGCCATGCCCGCAGGGCGGCAATGGTGGGCTTTACGGTTTCGCTCATTTGTTCCCTCCCAGAAACTGCTTTGCGGCATCATGGGCGAACTTTTCCAGCTCGTCCTTGTGGTCAGCAATGGCGTTTTGTCCCCAGTAGGAACCGCGGTGACGTTCCGTTTCGCCCTTCGCGCCGTGCAGGTCGGTGCCCCGTTCATGCAGATAATACTGCCTGCGGGCATAGGGCGTATTGTACACCAGCAGACCTTCCTTAAAGTCGGATGCCTGATTCACGCTGTTCTTCAGCGTGCCGGTTTCCAGCGGCACATATTTGTCCACAACATCGGCCACTTTCTGCGAGAACGCAAACTGCAGCCTTGCGAACCGCGCGTCCATGTCGGCCTGAAAGCCGGGCCGGAACGTGATCTTGAAATCAAAAACCGGTGCGCTCATGCGATCAGCTCCCTTCCACGTGCCAGTGGGGCAGCAGCGGCTCCCGGTTATCCGAGACAGCCGCTGCCGTACAGCACAGGTGCGTTTTTTCGAGTTTGGCGTACTCGGCTTCGGTCAAGGCAGGCACCGCGCCCTGAATGAGCTTCCAGCCGCGTTTCAGGGTCCAGTGCTTGGCCTTTTCCGCCGCAGACAGCGCCGCCCACTGAGCGTAGGGCAGATAGCCCATGGTGCACACGCTGGCCGGGATGCGGATGTGGGTGGTGCGCTCCGGGTCTTTGGCGGTGCCATTGCCAGAGGTGGAGCGGCATTCCCGCCAGCTGCAACCCGGGAACACCCAGCACACCGGCCTGTCGGTCTCGGTGGTCACATCGTGGATGAGGTTTACCACAGTAACGGCTGTCTGCATCACAAAATCCCCCTGTACAGCAGATCGTGCGGGTCACTGCCCAGCGCGGTGCGGATGATCTCATAGGCTTCCTGCCGGGTGGCTGCGGTCACACTGGCATTGCTGCCAAAGGT